CTCGACAACAGCCATGGAGCGAGAGTGGGCGAAATTCGCAAGAGGTTACGAAGAACGTACCCGTATTGGGGGTGGTCCTCATATTCCAAATTAAACGAATGGCACCTCTCCTCGAGATGGTCTTTGGCGTGTAGAAGGTTTGCTGCGCCTTTATGGATGCGCAGTCCGACCGGTTTACGGCCGGGTTCGAAGAGGTGGGAACAGAACTCGACTGCCCCGTCTTCATTGACCTCGTAGTCCCGAATGGGGAACCCGAGCTCGAGGTAGGTCTGCTCGTTGAGCGGGTGATGAGTTTCGAGACAATCATCACCGGCCGAGCGAACCACCCCATGCACGCCGATCTTGGCCTGGACTGCGAGAGCCCGACGAGATCTGGAAGACGTGTTGTTCTTGGACGTCACACGACGCCCCGTTTTCTGGGTCCCCGGGAACAGCTGTTCCCAGAGGACTCCGTCCGAGAAGACGATGAGACTGCGGCTAGCGAGGATGCCGCGTTGCACGAATGCAAGAGTCTGGGGCGCGTAACGGCCGAAGCCGTACTGCCGCATCGACAACTCCTGGTCGAAGATCTCCTCCGGTTCCGAACGAGTGACGTCAAAGGCCGGCACGTCACTACTCGCCGTCGACCTAGCCTCAAAAGGTTTTAGCAAACGGTCTGAGTCCTCTTCGTCAAAGCCAATTCCTATACAGGAATAGTGAAACCCCCAAGTTTGTTTGAGGGCCGAATCGGCGGAGTCGACGAAGAGACGCTCGAGGACCTCATCCTCGACACTCGGGACGAGTATGACTCTCGTCCTTTTGGTCTCCTTCTTAAGCTCGTTCTTCAAAAGCACCAAGACTGGGTCAGCGAATCCGCACCAAGCCGCCGTGACCGGTTTCATGTCCTGGGCCCTAACGTAGTAGAGCAGAAGACACCGGGCCGCGACGCGCGAGTAGAAACGAGGGAAGTCGTCCATCGCGTATGCGAATTTGGTTTTACCCGTCAAGACGCCGGGGTACCCCGGGTTAGCGTCTTTGACGACGCAAGACAGGGCATCAAGCACCTCGATAGGGGAGGGCCATGATTTAGGCTGAACGAGAAAATCTGGAGGTTTGGCTCGCGGCACCTCGCGCACAAGCCTGGCCTGCCCAGCGCACAGGAACGGGAAGGTTTCTGGGAGTTCCTCTATGCGCTGGTGAGAGTAAAGATCTCGAAGAGCAGCTCGCTCCTCGTCTGGTCCTCTCTTTGGATACGTGTAGCACCCAATCTCCGGGTAGATCGCTACTGCGAGGGGCCAGCAGACTGGCTTGCCCCGTTGAGTTCGCGGTCCTCCTGGCGGGAGGGTGTCCCCGACTTCGTCGAAAGAGTCATCGACTGGTCGGCGGCTGGAGAGGAGACCGTACCGGTCTCCGACACGCTGGATTGCTTCTGAAGAGAAGAAGGCCCGAGCAACCCGACGGACCCCCCTTGAAAATCCTCATCACTCGCCGACTCGAGCTTAAGGGTCTCCAGCTTGGTTCTCATTTGAGCCAAAGCCTCCTCTTGAGCCTGGAGGACGCGTTGAATGCGCTCCACCTCCTTAGCTCGTTTCTCCCTCTGTTCGCGCCTCATCTTCTGGGCTTGTTCAAGGGCGGTCAACATCTTGACCCTTTTGCGAAGCAGCTGCAGCGGCCACGTGACCTCAGGGTACTTCTTCTTTTCCTCGTCGGTGAGGAAAACGACCTGGTCAAGTGAAACGCCGCGCTCGGCGAAGCCGGCCAACTGCTCACGAAGGTTGTTCTCATCCTTCTCCCTTTGGAGAGCAACCAATTTGGACCTAGGGATGGCGCTCATCGCCTCCGCTAGAAGCGGGGGCGGCGTGTCCACCTTGGCCTGAGGGTTGGCTTTCTTAAGCCCCCTCATCTCTTTGACGTACTTCATTGTTTCCTTCCACTCTCGGTATTCTTCCTCCGAAAGGGATATACGTCCGGAGGACAACGACTCCTCCTCTTCTTCGGTCACCTCAACTGAGGGATCCTCTTTGCGCTTCATCAGATAGCCGATACCGACTGACCGCTCGTAGCGTCTGTCGATAGCGTCCTGGCGCGCTTGGTCGACCTCGTCGTCATCGTTGACAACGAAGTCGGCTTCCTCTTCGTCGTAGAACTCGTAACGACGATTCCCGTCGAAATCGTCGTCCTCATCACCCTGGGTGGACTCTCGGTCCCTTTCCCACTGGGCCACGCGTTCCGCGAAGTCCTCAAAACTCTCGTCTGAGGGTTCACCCGACCTATGGGTGACGGACTGATCGTCCTGATCGAGGTACCAAAACTGGTCCTCGCCCGACTCCCAGAACCCGGAGTCGGGATAGCGCCCGTACTTCTCGCGGTACTCTTCCTTGATGCGGTTGTACTCTTCACGAGTGAAACCCCTGCGGTCAACGGCTCGCTTTCTCTTTGCAAGCTCTATCGACTTGTTGTCGGGGCTGTAGATGATCCTCCGGTCGCGATTGAGGGTCTCGCCCGACACTTGACTGTCGGCGGAGAACCGGAGGACCTTCTTCTTCAGGGCTCGAGCCAACCTGGTAAGGGTAGCTCTATTGTTGCGTTGATCGGACGACGTAGGCCGTTGGTAAACCAGGACCTCGAGAGTCTTGGTCTCACCTCCAATTCGGAACGTCCGCTTCTCGCGTCTGGACAAAATCGCCATGGTTTGGGCGGAGTCAGTGTCCTTCAAGACGCTCCCGGAATGACCGGGATTTCCCACGAGGTCTCCCGTCCAACGACCCTCATCAACCTCGAAGAATTGCTCTCGAAGTGTGTGGTGCGTGGGGGAGACGAAAGCCGTGTACATGTCCACCCAGAAGGGGATTACGAGTCTCATCCGAGAGATGTAGCTCTCAGCGACCTGGTCAGTCCAAAAGAGGACACCGGCTTCAGACACGTGACCCCCCCAGGGGAGGACCCTCCACCCCCCAGAATCGAGGGTGGATTGCGGAACCCAAAATTCCGCAACGTCGTAGCGGGCGTCGGCGTGAACCAACACCGCCACGACGGGCTCAGCGTTAAGCTGCAAACCAACCGGTTCGGAGGGGGCGTCCCGACGGATCACCTGCATGGCGAAATGTAGAGACGTTGCGATCCTCTCAGAGCTGACGCGAACGGCGTTGCACGACAGCTCCCCAGGAAGGTCCTCAACAAACAACGCGATCTCTGTGTCGCGACCCGGGTCCATGTTCCCCACCAATGCATTACGGGGGGGAACATACGGCTCGGCGTCTTCGATCATTCGATCGCGCTCTCGCGAGGTTCGGG